AGAACGAGGCGGTCATCGCCGACATCGAGGGCGGCATCCGCAAGGAGGTGTCCATCGGCTGCGCCATGGGCCAGCGGGTCTGCTCGGTGTGCGGGTCCCCCTACGGGACGTGCAGCCACCAGAAGGGTGCGGTCTACGACGGCCAGGTCTGCGTGGCGGTGCTGCGGGACCCCAAGGACGCCTATGAGTTCTCGTTTGTGGCGGTGCCGGCCCAGAAGGCGGCGGCGGTCACGAAGCAGTACCGGCAGGCCGTGGGCATGAACCTCTTAGAGCTGGTGGAAAAGCACGGCAGTGTCCACCACCGGGAGGCACTGAAGCAGTTACAGGAGGATGCGGAGCTGGGCCGGGTCTATGTGAACAACCTGCGCCACGAGGTGGTGCGGCTGGGCCTGGCGGCGGACCTGGGGCTGGACCAGGGAACACTGGAATCCATCTGCAAGCGCATGGACCATCGGGAGCTGGAGAATCTGCGGCTGAGCCTGGAAAAGCGGGCGGCGGCCCTGTATCCGGCGACCCCGCAGCTAGGCGGCACCAAATCGGAGCCGTTCCAGGAGAGCGCGTTCCTGATCTGAACGGAATGCGCGGTTTGATCTGACATCATGCCGCACAGCGGCTGGTGAATATTTGAGGAGGTTTTATACATGAAAGTAGGATTTGAGGGCATTGGCCAGGAGCTGGCCACATTCCTGGCCGAGGACGGCCTGAAAAGCGGGCAGGTCTGCACGGTGACCGGCAGCGGCACCGTGGGGACCTGCGAAGCCGGAAAGCGGTTCTGCGGTGTGGCGCTCCATGCCGGGGACGGAAAGGCAGCGGTCCAGCTGCGGGGCTTTGTGACGGCGGCCTACACCGGCGACAGCGCACCCGACCTGGGCTTTACGGCCCTGACGGCCGACGGCAATGGTGGTGTGACCGTCGGCGGCAGTGAGACGTATCTGGTGGTGCAGGTGGACAGCGCCACCAACACTGTGGGCTTCTGGCTCTGAATTTAAGGAGGAAACGATCATGGCTTATGACAATCTGAGACTGGAAAAGGGAATGTACCGCGAGAGCGGCAAGAGCTTCACCCAGGTGCTGGAGCAGCTGGACCCCAGCGAACACTACAAGGGCACCGCCATGGAGGGCCTGGACGCCTTCCAGCGGCAGCTGAAGCGGTTTGACATCCATGTGAAGGGCAGCGGCTCGGACTGCGTGGAGAAGTTCTTCCGCACCATGGATTCCGCGGTGCTGTTCCCGGAGTTCATCGCCCGCGCCGTGCGCCAGGGCATGGAGGAGAACAACATTCTGCCGTCCATCACCGCCACCACCACGGCCATTGACGCCATGGACTACCGCAGCATCTACTCCGTGCCGGAGGAGGACGACAAGGCGCTGCTGGAGGTGGAGGAAGGCGCGGCCATCCCCGCCACCACCGTCAAGACCAAGGAAAATCTGGTCCGGCTGCGCAAGCGGGGCCGGATGCTGGTGGCCTCCTATGAGGCGGTGCGGTTCCAGAAGCTGGACCTGTTCTCCGTCATGCTGCGGCAGATGGGCAGCCACATTGCCGCCATGCAGCTGCAGGACGCTGTGGCGGTGCTGGTGGATGGCGACGGCAACGACAACGGCGCCGCCGTCATCCAGAGCGACAACGGCCTGGACTACGCGGCCCTGGTGCAGTTCTGGGCGCAGTTTCACCCCTACAGCCTCAATACCATGCTCTGCGGCGGCGACGTGATGGTGCAGCTGCTCCAGATCAAGGAGCTGCAGGACCCCCTGACGGGGCTTAACTTCCAGGGCACCGGCTCTCTCAAGAGCCCCCTGGGCGCGGACCTGTACCGCACCGACGCGGTGCCCGCCGGGAAGCTCATTGGCCTGGACCGCCGCTATGCCCTGGAGCTGATCCAGGCGGGCGAGGTCAGCGTGGAGTATGACAAGCTCATCGACCGCCAGCTGGAGCGGGCGGCCATCACCAGCATCTCCGGCTTCGGCAAGATCTGCGCCGACGCGGTGAAGGTCCTGACGGTCTGACGGCCATGGAGGACGCGATCTTTGCGCTGGTCAGCGATCTGACGGACGCGCAGGAGGAACAGACGGTCCGGCAGCTCTGCCGGGCCACGGAGGCGGCGCTTCGCGCCCGCCTCCGGTCCGGGGTCACCCCGGAGGACTGTGCCGACAGCTTTGTCTTTGCGGCGGCCCGGTACGTCCGGGCGGCGCTGCTGGAGGAATCCGCTGCCGTGGGCAGCTTTACGGCGGGCGACCTGTCCGTTTCCGCCGGAACGGCGGGGACGGCGCAGCTGCGGCAGCAGGCGGATCTGCTGCTGGCTCCCTACTTGCAGGATGGCGTGGCCTTCCTGGGGGTGCGGGGATGAAGCGGCGGGTGCAGCACATCCTGCGGTATTACGGCGCCACGGTGGGACTGGTCATCGACGGACAGTGTACGACGGTGCGGGCCTTTTTCCGGCCTGTGACCCAGAAGAGCCTGCAAAATATGCGGGGAACCTTCACGGGGCTGGGCGAGGTGCTGCCGGGACAGTATCTGTATCTCGGTCCGGCGGAGCCGGCGGTGCGGCGCGGCGACCGCATCCGCTGGGACGGCCGGTGGTTTGATGTGCGGCAGGCCGAGGACATCCGGGAGGGCGATACAACGCTGTTTCGCTGGGGCCTGGCGGTGCCCGGCGGAGAGGAGGACCCATGGAACTGATGATCTCGGCGGTGGTATCGGCCCTGAAGGGGGCTGATGTGGCGGCGACTGCGGCACTGCCGGCGGCCACCATGCCGCAGTTACAGGGGCCGGTGACGGCGGTGGGGCTGCAAAGCGCCACTGCCACCCGCAGCGGGTTTTATGACTATCTGGGGCTGGAGACCATGGACGACGGCAGCCGCCGGGAACTGTACGGGCGAAAGCTGGCGGCCACGCTGTTTCTCGACGTCTACAGCCCGGCGCGGCTGGGCGGCGCGGAATGCCGCCGGGCGGCGGAGGCGGTGAGCGAAGTGCTGCTGTGCGGCGTAGATGGCGTGAGCCTGGGGACCTTTACCCTGGGCCAGTGCGTCTATGACGAGGCCAGCAACTGCTTTCTCTGCGCCTGCACCGTGGAAGCCAATGCCTATGTGTACGCCGTGGCGTCGGAGGACGGCACGGAATTTACGGACTTTATTCTGAAAGGGGTACTGAAATGAGTGTAGTTTATCATGAGCGGCCGGGGGTCTACTCCGACTATGACACCTCCAGCACCACGGCCTCTTCCGGCCGTGCGGCGGTGGTGGCAGTGGCAGCAGTGTCCGATGCCAAGGCGGGACTGTACACCGTGACCACCCTGGCGGCCGGTTCCGCGACCTTTGGGGCCGACAGCCAGATGACGCAGCTGCTGAAGCTGCTGTATCAGAACGGCGCGGGGACGGTGCTGGCCTATCCCGTGGCCGAGGATACCGCGGAAAGCTATGAGACGGCCTTTGCGGCACTGCTGGAGCCGAAAACGGCAGGGTATCTGATCTGCGGCAGCGGTCTGGCCGCAGTCCACAGCGCCATGCGGGCAGCTGTGATCAAGAGTTCCGATGAGCGGGGCGAGTGCATCGGTCTGGTGGGCCTGTCGGGGGAGCCGGACAGCACAGCGCTGCTGGAGCGGGCGGCCAGCCTCAACTGTGAGCGGATGATCCTGGTGGGGCCCGGCTGCTACGCCGCCGGTGCGACAGAGAGCGGCGGCGGCATTCTCGGCGCGGCGGCCCTGGCGGGGGTCATCGCTGCCCAGACGGACCCTGCGGTGCCGTTCAACGGCGTGGCCCTGGCGGGGCTGGACGGTGTGACGGCGCTGTATGAGGACACCGCGCTGGACGCCCTGATCCGGGGCGGTGTCACAGTGCTGGAAAGCGTCTCCGGCCAGGTGTGCGTGGTGCGGGGCATCACCACCCGGACCACCACCGGTGAGGCGGCCGACACCACTTGGCGGGAGCTCAACACGATCCTCATTGCCGACAATGTGATCCCGGCTATCCGTTCAACCCTCAAAGCCAAATTCCTGCGGGCAAAGAACAACGCCGCCACCCGCAGCGCCATCCGCTCTCAGGTCATTGTGGAGCTGGAGGACCGTGTGACACGGGAGATCATCGAAAGCTATGACGATGTGACGGCAACGGCAGATTCCACCGACCCGACGGTGTGCCTGGTGGAGTTCGGCTTCACCGTGGTCCACGGCCTGAGCCGGATCTATCTGACGGCCCACATCGCAGTTTAAGGAGGCAGAACCATGAGCGAAGTACGAAAGATCCCCACCAGCGCCGATATCTATCTGGAGCTGGACGGCACCCGTGTGGCCGTGGTCCAGAGCTATCGGACCGTGGCCACCTGCAACAGCAAGTCCATCGAAGCCTTCGGCCAGGAGGAGCCGGTGGCCACCATCCGGGGCCTGAACCAGTACACCCTGGAGCTGAGCCGCCTGTACGCCACGGACGAGGCGCTGCGGGACGGGCTCAATTTCTATGACATGGATAATTTCTCCCTGGTCATCTGCAAGCCGGACCGAAAGATCATCTACACCGGCTGCCAGTGGACCAATCTGGAGGAGAGCGCCGACGTGGGCGGCATGGTGCTGGAAAAGGTGAGCCTGACCGCCACCCGCCGGGTGGAGACGGAGAGCTGAGATGCAGCGGCGACTGCTGGAATTTCTCGGCGGGACGCGGCAGGTGGACGCGGGGCGGCTGACGCTCCGCGTCCTGTCGGCAGCCCAGCTGCTGCAGGCGCGGCAGGAGGCCGCGTCACTGCCGGGGACGGAGGCGGACCTGGGGCTGCGGCTCAACGCCTGCGTGGTGGCCAAAGCGGCCGCAAAGCGGGGGCGGCGCGTCTTTTCTGACGGAAAAACAGTCCTACAGAGGCTGTCTGCCGAGGAGATCGAAACGCTGGCAGCGCAATATGCGGCGCTGTGCCGTCGGGAGGCACCGGGTTTCGGCACCGACTGGGAACCGCTGAAGCAGGCCCTGGCCGACAGTCCCATGGAGCGGCTGAAATGGCGGGTCCAGCGGAGCTTTTTGGCCCTGCCCACGGAGGCAAGGGTCCG